TTTGCTGATACTCAAAATGGTGAAGGTTATACTATAACATTAGTAAATCAGATCATGGGTAAAGGTTTTCTTGATGATGTGGAAGGAACTAGAGGTAATGGTTTCCACAGTGTTGCTGACTTACAGAACATGCCACAGTATAAAAAAGATGAACTTAAAAATGCAATAGAAGCAAATAATGAAAGACTTAGAGAAGCTGCACTATCTTCTGCACAAAGAAAGAAAGATGCAGAAGCTGCAGAACTTAAAGAAAAAGCTGAAGCAGCAGCAGCAACTAAAGAAAAAGCAAGACAAGCTGCTGAAGCAGCATCACTAGCTGAAGCAAAACGTAGACAAAACGAAGAAGCTGCAGCTAATGCTGCAAGAATAGCTAGGGGTAACAATAGAGATACTTCTTGGTCTGGTGGTCAAGTTGTTGCAAATCAGTCACAACCTAGTCGTAAAAGAAATAGTACTCAAGTAAAAGCTGCTGCAACAAAGGCACTTAAACCGGGACAAAAATTAGCAACTGGTGGTAGAGCTAGAGGCGGCTTAATGAAGAAACCAAAAAAGAAATAAATACCTATAAGGTATCCAAACAACGATAAGGCTACTCAGCAATAATGCTGACCCCAACATAAGGATAATGGATATGCCAGAACTAAGTACAATGGAAACCCCAAAGACTGCAGGATTTGTAGATAGGGGTTACAATAATAATAAAAAACGTGCAGCTATGGAAGCTGAAGAAAAAGAGATAGAACGTTTAGAAGCAGAGGCTCGTGGTGAAACTGTTGAAGAAGAATCCGATAGCGAAGGATCTGAGGCAACCGAAGTATCGGATGCAAGTAGTCCCAAACAAGAAGAAGCCAAAGAGGAAGCCGAAGCATCGGAGTCTGATGAGGGGTTAAGTCGAGAAGAAAAATCCTTCAAGAAAAGATACGGTGATCTTCGTCGTCATATGTCTGAAAAAGAAAAAGACTGGCAAGAAAAGTTTGAAGACTTAGAAGCTCGTATGAAGGGTGAGAATATTATTCCACCTAAGTCTGATGAAGATATAGACGCATGGGCATCTGAACATCCTGATATTGCTGGTATAGTAGAGACTATAGCTGCTAAGAAAGCTCAACAGTTATTTAGTAAAGCTGAAGCAAGACTACAACAGCTAGATCAAATGAATGATGAGACTATGCGTAAGTCAGCAGAGGCTACTATTTTAGAGTCGCATTCAGATTTTATTACAATACGTGAGTCAGATAGTTTTCATGACTGGGCAGAAGAGCAACCTAAGTGGGTACAAGATGCTGTCTATGAAAATGCAGATGATCCTCGATCTGTAATTAGAGTTATCGACCTGTATAAGGTTGACAAAGGATTAACTAAAGAAGCTAAGAAAGCTGGTAAAAAGGCAGCAGCTTCTATGGTTAGTAGAACTTCAAAGACTAAAGTAGACGCTGATGAGGCTGGTGGACAAATCCGTGAGTCTGATGTAGCAAGAATGTCTAGTAAAGAATTTGAAGAAAACCAAGACAATATTAACAAAGCAATGCGCAATGGTAAATTTGTCTACGATATTTCAGGAAAAGCACGATAAGTGTTGACATTATGTTTATCTGAAGTATAACTATCGGCAGGAACAAGAGCCTCCCTTGTGGACTACCTCTCTTGCCTACAACCAATAAAACTTAAACTACAAATAAGAACTACCTGATTAAGTACAGGCCCGTTTAGATAATGGTTGGCCGACTGTTATCATAACGCACCCTAGAAAACCATCAGCCTCTTTGCTTTACGTTTAGTTTCTCTGAGTTGAGGTATGTACCTTTAACTCGTACTTACCTCTCTATCATAAGCCAAACATTCAAGGAGAATTATAATGGCATTTGCATCCGCAAGCGGATATACAAACTTACCGAATGGTAACTTTAGTTCCGTAATTTATTCTAAAAAAGTACAACTTGCATTCCGCAAGTCCACAGTTTGTGGCGACATAACTAACTCTGATTATTTCGGTGAAATTGCATCGCAAGGTGACACTGTAAAAATCATCAAAGAACCTGAAGTAAGCGTATCAGCATACAAGCGTGGCACAACTATTGCTGCACAAGATTTAGCTGATGCTGATTTTTCACTTGTTGTAGATAAAGCAAACTACTTTGCATTTAAAATCGACGACATCGAAGAAGCACACTCTCATGTTAATTTCATGGACATGGCTACAAACCGTGCGGCTTTCCGCTTGGCTGATCAGCATGACCAAGAAGTATTGGGTTACTTAAGTGGTTACAAGCAAGCTGCTTTACATGCTAACGCAGGTACAGTCAATGATGCAGTAAATGGAACTAAAGCTAATACAGCTGCTGGTTCAGACGAATTACTTGCAGCTAACAAGCTGAAAAAAGGTGACTTCGGAAACATTACTACAACTTCAGCAGGTGATCACTCGATCCCAGTTGCAGCACGTTTACCAGGAGCAACTGCTCTACCAACAGCATACGTATCACCAGCAATGTTGATTTCACGTATGGGTCGTTTGTTAGATCAGAACCAAGTAGACACTGCAGGTAGATGGCTAGTACTTGATCCTATCATGATGGAAGTCCTTCGTGATGAAGATTCACGTCTGTTTAATGCAGACTTCGGTGAGTCAGGTGGATTACGTAACGGTCTAGTCTTGAACAACTTCCACGGCTTCCGTGTATATACTTCAAGTAACTTACCTTCAGTAGGTACTGGTGCAGGAACTACAAACACAGCTAACCAAAACCTAAACTACGGTGTTATCGTAGCTGGTCATGATTCAGCTGTAGCAACTGCAGAGCAAATCAACAAAACAGAAACATATCGTGATCCAGATTCATTCGCTGACATCTGCCGTGGTATGCATCTATATGGACGCAAAATCTTACGTCCAGAAGCGTTGGTAACAGCTAAATATAACTTAGCATAATAAAACACTATTAGAGAGTCCCTTAATTGGGGCTTTCTATTTGTCTTATAAACCCATATAAAAGGATTCATATTATGGCTTTTATCGCCGATACCGTTTTTGATAATGGGC